CGCCGTTGCCGATAAATGCCTGCTCAGTGTAACGGGCCAGACCCATCAGGGTGTTGCGGCTCGAAGGAGGGATCAGGAAGAAACGACCGTCCATAGGAACGTCGTTGTCGTCCAGGCGCTGGATGGTGCGGCGGATAGCAGCATCAGTCAAAGCAGCAGCGTTGGAAGTCGAGCTGTTGTAGGCAGTAGTGCCATCGGAACCAACATAAGCCTTTGTGGAGCTGGCGCTGGTTGCGTAGTCGTCGGTGCCGACGGTCGCGCCGTTGAAGGCACGGCCCAACTGGACCAAGCTGGTGTCGATGCGACGGGCCAAGGCATAACCGGCGTCCTCTGTGTAGAAGGAACGCAGCGATGTCAGGGCTTGCACTTCAACGATGTCTTCGATCAAGCGGCTGTATTCATAGTGTTGGTTAATCAACACTTGAATCATGGTGTCGCTCTCTGCAATCAGAGTCACGGCATCAGTAGCGGCTTTGGCCGAGGCGTTGCCACGGGCTGGGCTAGGGATGTTGACGGTGTCACCCTTCTTGCCTTTGAAAGACATCTTCTTGACCAAGTTGGCCAAGACGAGGTTCTTCTTGTAAGAAGCAACAATTTCATCACTCCAAATTTCTGGAATGAAGTTAGCTGCGGAGGTGGTGGTTACCGAATTAGTGGGGGAAAAAGCTGCGTTTGCCATAGTAAAAGCTCCAAAGTTAAATTATCGAACACGCCCTTCAGAGTACGCCTGCATGATTTCATCACTCAGTGTTTCGTACCTTGCCGGGTCTGTCATCTTGAGACGAATGAGGTCGGCCCGTCGATAGACTCGTTTTGAACTCTCACCTGAACCACCAACATCGACTTGCGCGGCTTTCATGCTTTTGGTCCGTGCAGCGGTACTCGCCTGATCGGATTCCTTAGCCTTGACGCCACGAAGCTGCTTGAAGGTGGACAACAGTTCATTGGCCGAATCATAGTCAAAATCACCATCGGCTTTTGCATAGAGGCCCAAACGCACAGGTGAAGACTTCACCCAGCTTTGGAACTCAGAATCATTGACGACTTCGGAAAAGTCGGGGTGATCCTGCGCCAGCTTTTGCTGAATCTGCATCCGTTTGAAATCTTGGCTCGCTTGGCGGGCCGCGAGGACGTCGGGATGTTTATCAATCGTCGCTTGAACTGCTTTTTGAGGGTTCTCAAAAAAGTCAACTTCAGGTTCTTCCTCCTGAATACGCTGTTGTTTAGAATTGAGGTTCTGCTTGAGCAACTCGTCAGCCAATTTACGGACCTCGCCGACCTCTTGGGCCTGCTTGCCAATCAGCTTTTCAGCCTCTTGGTGCATCCGCACGACTTCTTCAAGACTTTTGGCCCTGTATTTCTCAGGAAGTTCTTGCGCCGGTGTCTTTGCTTCTTCAATTTCGAGTTCGCCTAGCGGCTCAGATTCATTGTCAATCAACATATTGGGTTCCTGCCAAAATGGTTGTAGGATAATCAACTCGGCGCTGGGCGCTTATGAGTTGGCTTTGCGCTCGGCGTTCAACTTTTCGGTATGGCGTCGGCCAAACTGCCCGTGGGCAGTGGGGAAATGACCGGACCAGCCTTCCAAATTAAACGCCGGGGCGCTTATGACGCGGTGGGCGAACCCCCCGCATCCACACAGCACTTGGGCGGTCTCATAACCCACCAAAGCCTCTGTGCGCTGCCCGCAATCGCAGGCAAATTCATACATTCTTTTCATTCAAATCCTCGTATGCTCGTTCGCTGACCCCTTTCAGGGTTTTCAGCCAAGTCAGGATAGAAATCTCGCCTTTGCGAAATTGTAGACTTTTTTCATCCGCAATGGTAGAGACATTGTTTGTTGCCTCCAACATTACTTCTACATCTTCCATCAGGTCAAGCCAGCCTTGCTGGGAGAACAGATCGAAGCGGTCTTCATAGTACTTTTGAAGGTCAGGGCTCATGTGTTGTCTCACGATAAAAATAAGGCAATTTCGGCTTCCCGGCGCTTGACCAGGCCGGGCAGGACTTTACCACCACCCTTGGTCCAAGCCCTGAACGCCTCCGCAGCGCCCTCCCAATCCCCCCGGTTGGCCTTCATCCGGATAGTCGAGCGTTGGAGGTTGCCTAGTCCAAAATTGTAGGAAATAGAGACAAGAGCGTCAAAGCTGCCTTGACGGCCAACACAGCCGGGAACAAGTCGTAAAACACCGCGTTCAAAAGACGCGATGTCATCAGAGAATAGTTTGTTGATTTCCTCTTTGGACCAGACACGGTTGTCCTCCGGCTTTAATGGCATTTCTTTGCGGATCATGGGTGTTTCTTTGCCCTCCACCCGCACCACAGGCAGTCTGATCTGCTCTTGATACAGCACGTGGCCGTATCCAATCGTGTGAATGTGCGCAGGGCAGAGGTAGGGCCGAGAGCGAAAGCCCTCGTACTTGTGCATCAAGTCTTCCCCGGCTTTGCTCAGTTTCACTTCTTGCTCCAGCCGCGAGAGCCAAACCAAAATCCAATAATTCCACCCAGCATCGCCATCTCGTCAGAGCTGAAGATGATGTCCGAGTAGCGGATCACATCGTCGATGCTGTTGATTAAGCCCGGATGGTTCCACAAGTACCACGCCATGAAGGCGTTGATGGCCACCAACTCCAGCACGAAGATGTAGGTCACAGTAGGGCGCACAGTGCCAACGTAGCTGGAGACCCACGAAGCAGCCTTCTCAAGCACCTTGGCATCGTGCGCCAGAGCTGCCTCAGTCATCTTGGCGTCGGTCTCCATTGCCACCTGTTCAGTGCGGATTTCCTCAATCTTGGCCTGCGCGGCAAAGCCAGCAGCGGCCAAAGCCAGTTCGCGCTCTGTTTGCACAGCCGCCAGAGCCAGTTCATGCTTTTGGTCAGCTTTGTTCTGGAAGTATTCCAGCAGCTTTGGCAGGCCGGAGATCAGCAGACCCCCAAGAGTTGAGAATAGTGAGAGCATCAGTTACCCCTTTTGGTTAGCATGGCGCTGGCAATTTCCAGCATGAATTTTACTTGTTGGATGTCCTGCGGGGGCTCAGTCCAGCCGACTGTGATCTGGCCCACAAACCTGTGGCTGTCTGGTGGGACGCTCACCCGGCAGGTGTACACCACACCCTTCTCCAAGTACCACAGCCCTACCTCAGACTGCGCGTAACGATATTCTCCGCAGGGTATCTCGTTGGTCATCAATCGCACAACGTCAGAATTGTTGGATGAGTTCTGACTGAACAGGCCAACGTCAATGTCTTCAATGGTTTTGTCTCTGCCATCTTTAGTGTATGCCCTGTAAAGCACACGACTGTTAAACAATGGGTTGACCTTAAACACGGCAACAACAGTAGCGCCAGTTTTCTTGAGCAACATGGAACTAGCGTCATCTGCCCGTGATGTGTTTATCTCTGGCAGCTTCTTAGATTCCTTGTAGGCATCAAACATGAACTCTTGATTCTGCCAAAGGAAGTATCCAGCGAAAGCAACAACACCCATTACAAGTATGGCAAACAGCTTAAACGGCGAATCCACATACCCGAGTACTTTGTCTAAGGTTGTGTTGGCGTTTAGCTTCTCGTCACTCATCTTAAGTGCAACATATACAAGATGATGCCGTAGGTTATGAGCGCGGCCAATATGACGCCAGCAATGCCGATGGCGATGTACTCAACAAGTTGGGCAAGCTGTTCTTCTCGTCTTTTTGCTTCACGCGCTGCGGCTTCTTTAGCCTCTCTGCGTTGACGAGCAGCTTGGGCTTGAAATTTTTGCCAATCACCCCACATACCCGGACGGCCAGCGTAAACCATACGCTCCCGCAGCTCTTCCTCTTGTTGCCTAAGACGCTCCAGCGCCATGAATTCCTCAAGGTCGGAGCCGCCACCTTTCTTGGTGATGTTCTCCTGAATCTTGGCCTTGTTGTCAAAGTAATCAAAGACTCGTGACCCAAGTTGATGAAGCTCTTTGCCGTTAGCCAAAGCACCTTTTATTACAGCAAAGGCCGCATTGGCAGCAGCAATTTCCGCGATCATCTCAGCACCTCAATGATTACTTTGACGGTCCAAATGACAATACCAACAAGAAAAACAGCCGCGACAAAAGCCTCGGCAAAGTCTCTCATTTCAGTATCCACACAGCCGAGAAGATCGTCCCGGCCATTGACACGATCATCAGCCCAGCAGTCTTCATCATGATACCCTCGATGCGCTTAAGCCTAGCGTTGATTTGTTCGTAACGGATAGCACAGACTTCTTCGTGTGTTGACAGTCTTGCCTCAGTGGCGTTAATCGTGCTCATTTCATCCATTCCTTATTGGCAAGTAGTCTGGGATCGTTGGGCTTGAATTTTAAAGCCTCGTCCAGTTCTTGTCTTGCCTTTTCCTTATGGCCTAGATGCCACGCTGCAATGCTGCACAGGTCGTGTGGCTTGTCAGACCATGCAGCAGGGTCCATTGTGTAGACCTCCAGCTTTTCTTTGATCTTCAGCGCCCTGTTTGCCGCAAAGTAACAAGTCTCCCAATCATGGGTGTTGTAGCAGAACATGGCGTAATCTACCCAAGGCTCACGGGTGTTTGGTTCTTCAAGGCAAGCACCCTGATACCACTTCTCAGCCTCTTTGATCTCGCCTAGGCTTTCGTGTGACTTACCCAACAACCTCATGGCATAGCATCGCTCATGGCTCCAGCTTGCTTGTGGCATTGTCAGGTACTTCTTAAGCGCAGGGATGGCCTCTTTCCACTGAGAATAGAACGTCAATTCTCTGGCGTAGTAGAAAGCATTTCGGTGGCAATACGGGTCTTCTTTTACTGCCAACTCAAGCAATGGCAGGTATTGGCTACGTGACTTTGTTTCGTCAGGATGGTGACTGACAAGCAGCATATCTGTATGTGCGTACACTTCGGGAATTCTGTTGTCAGCCCGGATGTACTCATGGATTGGGTGATGCCAGTGGTAGCCGTAGCGATGGTGAATCTTCTCGCTGTAGAACACAACCCCATTGCTCCAATCAAACTTGTAGCGCAGACGGGTTGTGTCTGTTGCCCATACACGCTCAATCTCTTTTCGCCATCCCGGTTCTAGCACTTCGTCTAAGTCGAGCGAGATGCAGATGTCAATGTCAGGTGGCAGCAAGGCAAGGGCAGCATCTCTGGCTTTGTCAAACCGCCAAGGCTTTACGCATATCTCAAAGACTCTGGCGCCAGCGTTCATTGCCAACTGAATCGTATCGTCAGTTGAGCCTGTGTCGGCAATGACAATCAGGTCAGCATCTTTAGCTGAAGCACAGAATCGTTTGACGAAATGCGCTTCATTTTTGCTGATGGCGTAGACAGCTATTTTCATTCTGTCTCTTCAGGTTCCGGCTCGGGCGCAAGCTGCAACACCCACACTTGTCGCCATACACCATCGGCATCTTGCTGAGGCTCTTGCTCAACAGCTACCATGCCGCCCTCACGGGGCATCGGTGTTGGCATCACCAGTGGGATACCAGCGGCTGTGAGCAGTTCAACATTTGCATTGGCAGGAACACTGCCATCGGGATTGAGTAGGAATTGTTTTGGCATATCAACCTCAGAAGAATGTCACGACTCGAACGTATCCATCGCCGCCGTTGCCGCCAGCGCCTGAGTCAAAACCAGACAAGCAAGCGCCGCCAGCACCACCACCGCCACCGGGATAGCCGCCATTGCCGCCAGAGCCGCCGTTTGCTGTAATAGAAGAAGCGCCGCCACCGCCACCAGAGCCACCAAGATAGTAATTATCAGAGTTTGCGCCGTCGCCGCCAGAACCGCCGCCAGTACCAGCACTGCCGCCGCCGCCAACGTTTCCTGTGCTGCTTTCAATAACGCCAGAACCACCTTTACCACCTGCTCCACCGCTGGTGGGTGTTGGAGTTATGGTTATGCCCCCACCACCACCACCACCTCCGGCGCTTTTACCTCCTCTACCTCCTTGACTACCAGCACTTCCAGCACTTCTGCCGCCGCCGATTCCTAAATAAAAAGATACCGTAGCTGCTTGATTAGAAAAAATAGCGGGGGCATTTGCAGAGGTAGTTCCTACTGTTCCACTGCCTTGTGTTGCTGTTGAACCGAAAGGACCACCAGTGCCACCACGGGCAACGCCCCAAGAGCCAAAACTGCTAGCCCCGCCATTATTGCCGTTGTTGCCGTTGCCAGATACTGTTTGAGAAGCGCCGCCAGTGCCGCCAGCACCTACAGTTACTGTTTCCGTAGAGCTAAGAGATACAGCCGGAATCCAAAGTTCAGACCACCCACCAGCACCGCCACCTATACCGCCTTGGTTTGGGTTTACCGGAATTGCAAGCTGCTTGTGACCAGAGCCAGCCCCGCCGCCAGCGCCTTGCATCAACACATAAACCAGCTTTGCCCCCGCTGGCTTAGTCCATGTGGATGTGCCTGTAGAGGTGAACTCTTGAATGTCTGCGCTGGAGATGCCACCACCGCCACCAGTAATGGCTACTTCAACAGCGCCGCCCGTGTTTGTCGCTGTAACACCAGCGCCTGTAAAGTTCAAGCTGGTCAACGCTGTTGTCAGTGTTGAGCCTTCATCCTGAACCGTAATGCTTGGGCCAGTGGGTCCGGTCGGTCCGGTTGGCCCTGTCAAACCTGTGTCGCCAGTAGGTCCGGTGGGTCCAGTTAAGCCTGTGGCTCCTGTGGGGCCAGTAGGTCCAGCAACGCCTTGCGGCCCAGTGGGTCCAGTAGGGCCTGCCGCGCCGGTATCTCCTGTAGGGCCAGTCGGGCCAGTAAGACCAGTAGCCCCTGTTGGCCCAGTTGCACCCGTCAGGCCCGTAGCACCTGTGGGGCCGGTTGGGCCAGTCAAGCCGGTGGCTCCAGTTGGACCTGTCGGACCTGGAACTGTTGAATCAGCGCCTGTTGGACCTGTCGGGCCTGTAGCGCCTGTTAAGCCAGTAGGCCCGGTTGGGCCTGCAACTGTAGAGGCAGCTCCTGTGGGGCCAGTGGGGCCAGTGGGACCTGTTGGGCCTTGAACCCCTGTAGCGTAGGGCAGCGTATTCCAGTTGTCCGTGCCGTTGCCGATCTTGAACTTGTCAGTGTCAAGCTCGATACCAAGCTCACCCTCTGCCAGCAACGGGTTAACCGACGACCAAGTGGAGGCGGTTCCTCTGCGTATTTGAATTTGAACTGTCATTACACACCACCTGCATCTATTGGATTAACGCCGCCGTACACGCTGTTCGGAAAACCACCGTCGAGGTTGAGCAAACCTGCGCCAGCAGCGCCAGTTGGACCCGTTGGACCTTGGACGCCTGTTGGTCCAAGTGAACCTGTCGGTCCGGTCGGGCCTTGGATACCTTGGGTGCCCTGAATACCCTGAACGCCTTGCGGTCCCGTTGGGCCGATATCACCTTGAACACCTTGCGGTCCTGTTGGGCCGATGTTACCTGTTGGGCCAGTAGCCCCGATAGCGCCTGTAGGGCCTGTAGCACCGATGACTCCGGTCGGGCCAGTAGGTCCAATGACGCCGGTTGGGCCAGTGGCCCCTGTTGGGCCAGTAAGTCCTGTCGCGCCGGTTGGGCCGGTTGGACCAATTGCGCCCGTTGGGCCGGTAAGTCCTGTTGCTCCAGTCGGGCCGGTAGGTCCAACGTCGCCGGTAGGTCCAGTAGCTCCGGTAAGGCCTGTTGGCCCTGTTGGCCCTGTTGGCCCGTTAGCCCCCGTAGACCCCGTCGGTCCGGTAGCTCCTGTTAAACCAGTTGCGCCGGTCGGCCCGGTCGGTCCTACCAACTGACCAGCATCGGTCCAAGCTGAACCATCCCAAACGTAGAGATTGCCATTGGACTCGACAATATAGGCGTCGCCAGGTGTATTGCCGGACGATGGCAAATCACCAAAAGTAGCAACTGCACCCTTAATTTGGATGCCCTGCCCTTGTGGGCCTGTCGGGCCTGTTGGGCCAGTCGAACCTGTAGCGCCAGTTAACCCGGTAGCACCCGTTGGGCCGGTAGGTCCCTGAATCCCGGTTGCTCCGGTAGGCCCTGTGGCTCCGGTCAGGCCAGTGTTACCCGTTGGGCCAGTAGCCCCAGTAGGTCCAGTTGGCCCTTGAATACCCGTCGCGCCTGTTGGCCCTGTGGCCCCCGTCAAACCAGTGTCACCCGTCGGCCCGGTAGGGCCGGTCAAACCAGTATCGCCTGTTGGCCCAGTAGGCCCGATAGACCCAGTCGGCCCTTGGATGCCAGTAGCGCCCGTAGGTCCGGTAGCGCCCGTAGGTCCTTGGATGCCCGTAGCCCCTGTTGGACCTTGGATTCCCTGTATACCTTGTATGCCCTGTATGCCTTGCGGCCCTGTTGGGCCGACAGCGCCTTGTGGCCCTTGGCTACCTGTAGCACCCGTCGCTCCCGTCGCACCTTGAGCGCCCGTGGGGCCTGTTGGGCCTGTTAGGCCAGTATTGCCTCGCGGTCCCGTTGGACCAGTCGCGCCTTGAATACCGGTTAAACCTGGGGCGCCGCGCTCACCGACCACCTCACCGACGTTGGTGACAGTACCATCAGAAAACGTCAGGATCAAGGAGCCGTCAAAGTCGATCTTCGCGCCTACGATAGAGACGCCTGTGTCTCCATCGTCGCCGTCAACGCCGTCCTTGCCATCACGGCCATCTTTGCCGTCACGACCGTCAGCCCCGTCCCTACCTACAATGCCGTCTTTGCCGTCTTTGCCAGGCTCACCTTGTGGGCCTTGCAGCTTCTCGACTTCGTAGACTTTTGCGCGGATTTCGGGCAGCTCTTTACCGAGCAAAATGGCGATAGCCGCCAGTTTTGCTTCGGTTGATGCGCCAGACAGCAGGATTTTCTTAGCGTCCATCAGTCGCCTATGATGCTTTTAAGGAAATCCTCGTCTTTTTTGCTCTGATTGGCCTTGTCAGCCATCTGCATCTCGACGATCTTGCCTTTGTTCTTGATGTCTTCCTCTTTGAGCATCAACTCAGCAATCTTCACCCGTTTGTCGAACTCAGCCGACTCGTTGCCTGTAGGCAAATTTTTCGTTGTTGCCGAGATCACCTTGGCCTGCACTTCTTGCGGCATGAGCTGCGCTTCGGTCAGCAGCTTCTGCGCCTCTGCCCGGTTCTGCTCGGCCTGCGTCGTGTTGACCGCAATCTGAGCCTGAGCCGCTTGCAGTGCCAACTGCTGCTGCACTTCCTGCATCTGCTGGGCCTGTGGGTCTGGCTGGCTCATCTGATCGAGCGCTGCCATCAGCTCGTAGCGGTTGCTCAGGCTGGAGTTGCCCAAGATGCCCTTCAAGATCAGCGGCAGCACTGGAGTGTTTGGCCCCAGTGTCTGCAAGAGACCAATAAACTGCTGCTGCTCGTACTCGCGGGCGATGATGCCCAGAGTGGCTGTCGGCACAAACTTCATGTCCACGCTTGGATAGCGCTCGGGGTCGAACTGCATGTACCTGAACGCCGCCTTTTGGATGAACGGGATCAGGAAGTCCTCTTGGAAGTTGACCAGCGTGCGCTTGTACTTCTTGATGATCGTGGCCACCGCCATGCTCATGCCCGCACCGTCTCGGCTGACTTGGCTGACCATGCCTTGGCTGTCCAGCGTGCCAGTGGCTTGCAGCAGCATACGCTCGAACTCTTTGGCCGTGTTCAGGTTGTTCAGACTCGTCTCGCCGAACTTGAACGGGTACAAAATCTCGGCTGGGTTGCCGTTGACCATGAACGCTTTGCCTGGCTTGACCTCGAACCGTGCGCCGCGTGGCAGGCGAGTGGCGTCCATGCCCATCATAGGTGAGGTTGTCAGCGCCAGTGAGTCCAGATGGCTGCGCACTTGGGCGTCGATCGCCTTTTGCATGTTGTAAGACTTCTCCACCGTACCGCGACCGAGCAAACGGTTGGGCACAGTGTCGTCTTGGTAGCTCAGGACCGGGCGGTCCTTCATCATGTAGGGGTTCTCTTCGGCTTTGAGCAGCAGACCGCCGTTGGCGATGACGACAATCGCCTCCACCATGTCCGAATAGTCCTCAGCCGCCGAGTCGTCGGGGAACAAGTCCTCAACTTCATCGTCGTTCTCTGTCAGATACTCGCGTGGCACCAGGCCGTAGTACTTCAACAGCAGCACTTTTTCGTCGCGGTACTGACTCAGCTCTTGAGTTGGCTCCAGATCGGTGTCCTCAGCGGCTGGCTGGATGTTCACCTTACGGTAGATACCCTTTTCGATGCCTTCGACGATCTTGTGGATGCCCACATACGACTCAATCGCCACGCCCATGCAGTCGTCCACAGACGTGCCGTTGGGGTCGAACAAGAAATTCTTGGGGTTGATGGGGTTGATCTTGACCGCAATGCGGCTTTTCTCGACCACACCGATGGCCGCTTGGCCCGGCTGACCAGGAATGGCCTGAGTTGATGGCTCGAAGATTTTCTCTGTCTTGACGATGATCTCGCCGATGCCAGTGCCGTATATTTCGGCCATCAGCTCGATCTGATCGATGGATTTTCTGATCTTGTCCTGCTTGAAGTCTTCCATGAGCTGCGCTTTGAGCTGCTCAACGTCGATCGGGTTCTGGTTTACGTCCCGCAGGTCGTCTTCGATGTCGAAAAAGTCGCCTTGACCAAACACAGCTTCAATAATTTCTGCGTGCCTAGTCTCTACGGCCTGCTGAGTCGAGGGTGTGACGATCCTTGAGCGCTCCGAGTCGCGGGTCTTGTCTTCTGCGGCCCATTCGCCACGGAAAATGCGCTCATACTCAAGATAATCATCAAGATAGTTGGTGTCGCGCCAGTCTCTCCAACGCTGGCAATGGTCAACGACAAACGCCGTCAGTTCCTTGTCGTTTTCTGTCGGCTGATCGAATTCGTTCTGATCCATTTTGACCCCTATGTCGGTGGCTATACACCCGCGATTATATCGAGGGGTTGCCAATCGCTGTCATCAGCGTCTTCAAAGTAGCTGGTGACAGCCAACTGGTCGATGTAGGACAGCGCATCCGGCAAATCGTCGTGAACGCCTTGCGATGGAAACAAAAGCAGTTGGTCCACGAACGTAGACCAGTCTTCTTCGCTGTTCAGCACGATTCTACCGTGCTCGAACCGCCCCTGCAACGACCAAATCACCCGGTCTGTCTTCTTCCGGTTGCCGTGCGTCAGGTCCACGATGTGGCTGTAGACGTTGTTTTTTCTCATCAAATCCGACAAATACGGCAGAACTGCGTTTTTTAACGCGCCTCTTTCGATTCCAATGGATAGAGGCCGATAGTCCCGCATCTTCATCAGTATCTTGGCGGCGGTCTCACGGATATCCCAACGTCCGTGCTCGATCTCTTTGACGAACCACTTGCCGTCGTCCGTTACCTTGACCACCGCAATCGCCGACTCATCCAGCCTTTTCTTGCTGTTGGCCGCCTGCTTGGCCACTTCTTCAAACCCAGCCAAGTCCACCGCCACGAAGTAGCTGCCGTAATCCGGCTCTTCGCCGTATTTCAGCCACTCCTCTTTGAAGACATCCGCGCCCGCATTTGAAAAAGATGCAAGATATTCCTGTTTGAACGCGAAGCTGGACAGCGTCTTCTTCGCCGACTCGATCTCCGTCGGGTCGATCAGCGGATTGTCTTGCGTCGTGAAGTGCCAACTCTTCCAGTCGCTGTCCTGATCATCTTGCCCCAGCTTCCACAGGTCGTGAAACCAATTTCTACCCTTTGGCGTGCCGATGAACATCCCTCGGCCCTTCCTGTCTGACAGAGACGCCCGGATAACCTGCTCCCACGCCTCTGGCTTGATGTCGGCCACCTCGTCCAGCACCGCATACGTCAGAGATACACCTCGCAGTGTGTCCGGACGGTCTGCGCCCCTGACGTAGATACGCGCTCCGTTAACCATCGTGATGTCCAGGTTGTTCACGTGGCTCGACTGGATCACCTCCCGTCCGAGGTCGAGCAGCAGGTCCCAGATGATTTGCCTCGACTGCCCCATCGTCGGGCTGACGTACAGGACCGCACTGCCCGGTGGGCACTTGAGCGCTTCGATGATCAGCGTCGTCGCCGCCAATCTGCTCTTGCCACAGCGTCGCCCGGCAGCGATCACTTTGAACCGATGGTCGTCAGCGTAGACCTGCTGCTGCCATGGCAGTAGAGAGAAGTTGAGATCAGACATCGCTTATGTCCTCTGGCTCGATTATCTTAGGCGTCTCGCCCAGACCCGTGATGTTGATCGTGATGGCGCTGCGCTGGGACTTGTCCTTCTCGAACATACCTATTGGCAGCGTCCTGTCCATGCACATCTTCAGCGCCGCCATCTGACCTGGATGGTCGTCATTGAGCGCAATCTGGATCACTTTCTCCGCGACGTCCTTGCCGCCAGACCGGATCATCAGCTCTTTCAGTTCCTTGATGCGTTGGTGATCCGTCTTCGGTAGCACCGCAGGCGGGTTCTCTGCGTACCTCTGGATCGTCATTTTGAGCGGTCGCCCGCGTTTCTTTGGTTCCACTTTGCCCTTTCGGAGTTAGTCGCGCGATTGTAGGTCAAATAGTTATTTTTTTTCTAGCCGGGAGTCGTTCGAGCCTGAAGTCTCGAATTCCCTTTTTCAGAGGGTTGGGGGCACCTGTAACTTTTTGTCTAACAGCCAGACCCCTCCCCCCCATAGCAAAAGCCAACTGGCCACGCGAGCCGATAGCTCAAAGCTATCGCGGCCAAACTGCTTGAGGCTTGAAGCATCGTGCGCGGAGGGAGAGAGGCTGTGGGTCCTTTTAGCGGGTACCTGGCGGGTACTTGGCCGCTATCAATCTGCTAATGATATTGCATTCTCATTATCAGAAAACAGCATCGATTCCAAGTTATCGCCAGGGCGAAAACCCGCATTGTGCAAGACTGTATAAATTGACAGCAATTCTTTGAAGCCGCGTGTCAAGTCACCTTGACCGGCGGTCAACAAAACAGCGCGGTCTTGGTCTGTCAATTTGCGCTGGAATTCAACGGTGTCTAATTTGCAAGGTCTGGCCATGGCCGCATTGTATGGGTCAAATAGGTCAAATTGTCATCCTGTTTTTGTTAGCCAAACCTACGCGGCGTGTTTTTGGCGTGCTCCCATTCTTGGCCCGTTTACCTATATATATATACATCTTTCTATAACATCTAAAGTAACATGACAATTTGACCCATACACCCCGCAAACCCGCATGAACGCTAGCTTCCGCATGGG